AGCTCTACCAATAAGCTTGTTACTAATGACAAAGTGATTGACCCGGCATTCAAATAGGTATGCCGGGTTAATGCCCGGCCGGAACGGCCGGGTCGCGAAGCGGAGCGATTTGCGGACATGTGTGGGGCGCCATTGAATTTGAGATTATACGGGGTAGGGCGAAAATCGGAGAAAAAGCAGTAATGACAGGGGTTTGCGGGAGTTTTGGCAGATTACCAAAAGACAGTTGATTTGAGACGGATTTTGGCTGATTGGCCTTATTTCACAGCGAAAAGCTGTCGGATAGGTAGGTGGAAACGAGGTCCAAGATCTCGGTTTCGTCCTCGTCTGCTAGGCCTAGGAAAGGGCGGGCGGGGATGTCGCCCCAGGGGATTGACACGCCGTGGCGGGTTGCGCCGAACTCGCCTTTCTCGGCGCCAAACTGGTGGGTGGTGCCGTAGATTTCCGCGACGCCGGCGGCGGCTTCCGTCGCGGACGATTCCGAGCCTATGCTCTGGACGAGGCTGCTGCTGTCCTGGAGGATGGCGAACGGCTCCGAACCTCCGCGGCGCCGACGCGCAGATTTCGTCGATTCGGCGAGCGGCGCCCAGGGTTCACCGGTTTCAGGGTCGCTCTGGGTCTGGAAGGCGCGTTCGATGGCATCCTCGATGACGCCGGCGATGTCGCTCATGAGCGGGCTGAGATCGCGGCCGGATTCCGCAGCGCGCTGGAGGGCGCGGAGGGCCTGCTTGTCGTCGATTTCAATTCGTATCTGGTCAGCCACCACGACCTCCTGATATACTGCAACCAGCCGGTGGAGTCGGCAATCCGGATGTGAGCAGGCACGCAATCCGGGGCGCCTGGCGGGTGAGCCTGACTCTCATGGCCGTCATTCTTCCACCGGCGCTTAATATCCCGTCCATCGCAATACCCCCCGCCGTCTTCCGTCGATTTTGCCGATGCGATTCGGGAACCATGTCCAGAGCAATGACCCGTCCCGATTGATCCGGACCACACCGGTCCCGCCGCGCGCACGGTCCTCGGAATCAAACAGAGCGAGAAAGTGGCGGCGCGTCGAGCCATCGCGATAGGCGACATCCCACACCTCAAACGGAGATTCCAGCGTCGGGACGATGAAGTTCGCGAAACGCGTACGCTGCAAGTCCGGTGCATCGCCTGGATCGGCGATGTGGGTCAGCGACCTGCGGGTGATTGGCACGGGTTCCAGGTTACCTGGTCCCTGGACCCACCGAACGCGCTCGCCACGGGTGACCGCGGCCTCCAGGAGTGCCAGCCGCGCCGCGAAGTCGCCAGAGGTTTCCACAAGCGGCGGCTCCGGTATCCGCACGCTTCTGGGCAAGGCGGTGGCGCGGGGCAGATCCAGATCTTTGAATGTTGCCAGCCCAGCGACAGCCACATTCGCGTTTCGGAAGCTGGCCCCGGGCTCGCCGTCCGGCAGCGCTCCGCGCGGGTCGAACGCGGCGTCGCACGGCGCCGAGTTGAAACCGGGATCGGTCTGGAAAACCTGGCCGTCGGGGGCGGTGACTGTGGTGACGGGCTTGAAGGTGATTTCGCCGGTGCGCTTGTCGACGAGCTGCAGGTCTCTGGTCTGCGTCTGACCGGCGGAGCTGGATATCTGGAGGCCTTCGGCGTCGAGTCGGCGCTGCGACAGGGTGCGCACCCGGCATCGGCAGTTGAAGCCGTTGGGCGGATAGATGCTCTGCCAGATCGGGTCGTCAGCACGGTAGACGACGCCATTGAGCGCGGCGTGGCTGGGCCTGGTGCGGCTGTCCATGACGGCGACGTACTGCCAGAACGGCCGGCTTTGCGAGCGTGCCCGATGGCGCTGCAGGCGTCCGCACTGGTAGGCGGAGAACTTGTTGGTGCGGTAGATCGTGCGCAGCCGCTGCGGGCTGCCGAGCTGCACCTCCCGCTCGTCGCCGAATTCGTCGGTGATGACCTGCTTGCCCCACCAGCCCTTGGCCTTCAGCTTGGGCTTCAGGCGTCGAATGAATTCGCGCTCGGTGACTCCTTCCTCCAGCACTTCCGCCACGCCCTCCCGAAAGTCCTGCAGTATGTCCTGGCGCATGGCCTTTGTGACCCAGAACGACTTGGCTTGCACCTCTTCGGCGACGTCGAACCAATTCCAGTTGACCACGTAGTCCTTGGACTGGAAGTATTCGATCGCCTCGGCCGGGCGCAGCCGCATCGCGAATGCCAGGTCGACCGGTTCAGGCATTGAGCCTACCCCAGGCGTCGGCCACGAACAGCACGCGCGTCAGCAGCTCCTGCAGCGCGTCGTCGTCCATGTCCGGGTAGGCCTCGGCGATCAGGCCCAGCGCCTCGTCGGGCGGGTGCTTGCGCACCAGGTCGAACAACGGTTCCAGCAGGTTCTCGGCCTGCTCCTGCATTTCGCCGTCGCCGATCGAATCGATCATGCGCTCCAGTTCGGCCTGGTCGGGGAAGGCCGGCAGCGCGAATTCGTGCGAGACCCCACACCCGGGACAGACATTGCGCTGGAATTGGCCGGCCTGCTGGCCCGGCGCCTGGCCGCCGCCGATCGGCCTCGCACCCTCGCGCGGCAGCACGTCGTCGCCGGCCTCGGCGGTTGGAATCTGCAGCCTCTCGTGCGCGAATCGAGCCGGAATATCCATAAAGCCGCGGGCCGAATCGATGACCTCGACCCATTCCTTTCGCGCTTCGCCCTCCTCGTAGAACTCGAAGCGCGGCGGCCTGGCTCCTGCCACGTTCAGCTCGGTGACCCAGCCGAATAACTGGTTCATTGTATCGGCCACGATTGCGCGATCGCTTTCGTTGACTGCCTGCTCGCGCCCGCGATGGGTTTCGCTGGCCGCCCGGCTGCCTTCGCCCTGGATCTCGGTGGCCAGTGTCTGCGAGGTGAGTGCTTTCGACATCTCTGCGTTGCAGACCTGAATCAGTCGCTCTTGCGGCAGCGATCCTGTACCGGAATTCGGCGTCTGCAATTCCACACTCTGGCCTTCCTCGATCGCCGCGATCGCATCTTCAATCATGTCGCGCAGCGCATCGGCGAACTTGTCCTGCTCGTCCTTGGGCGTGCCGGGCGGATACTTGCCGATCGCCCAGGGCAGGCCGTACTTTTCCGAGAACTTCACGAAGTAGCGGAAGCCGGAATGCTTGAAGGTGTAGGGCCAGAAGCACGCCGAAAACACGGCAACGCCGTAGGGGTTTTCCTGGCTTGGCATGTGGCGTGTGCAAAGGAACGTGCGATCGTCGATCGCGATGCCCTCGGACGGCGAGCTGCGGGTGAGCAGCCGGAGCTCGTTGGACTCGCTGCCGAACAGGAATCTGCGCTGCGGGCGGTCGAAAATCTGCGGCATCAGCAGGTTGTCGGCGCGTTCCCAGACGACTTCATGGATCGCGAATCCACGAAACACCGCCAGCGCCATCGTCCAGATCACATCCGGCCAGCGGCCACCGGGCGCCGGCGGTCGCGACAATACCATCTCGGCAATCTCGAGCGCCCGCTGATCAGCCGGGGTATCGCCGCCGGCCTCGATGCGCCACTCGTAGCCCAGCAGCGCCGAGCGCACGCTGCGCAGCTCGCCAAGCACGTGGGCGTCCATGCCGATGGCGTCGAACGCCTCCTGGCCGCGGTTGAGCTTGCGCAGCACCGGGTCCGGGTTGGGCAGGAACTTCAGTGCGGCGGTGAAGTGCGGATCGCTGGCGCGGGTGGCAATGGCCTCGGCCAGGTTGCTGCGCGCGACGCGCTTGAGATCGATGTCGGTCATGTCAGTAGCCTCGGAGATCGGCGCCGACAGCGCGGCGTCGGGTCAGGATTCGGCCGGCGCCCGGCTGTCGGCTGAGCGCCAGCGTCCAGAGCATGTGCAGCCCATCGGGCCCGTCGTCGTGGTCGGCCTTGGGCCAGTGGCGCAGCTGCTGGATCAGTGTCGTCTGCGACGGATGCACCCGGATCAGTCCGTTGCTGATGTGCGGCTGCAGGCTCTCGATGCGCAGGCTTTTGTCGGTGCCCGGCGTCATGCCGATTGCGGGCACTGGCACCCCAGCCTTCGCCGAGCGCTTGACCAGCTCGGTGCGCAGGAATTCCTGGAACTGCACGGTCTCCACACCCCACACCAGGCAGCGGTACTGGCGCTGCAACTCGATGATGGTCTCGATAATCAGGTCGGGCACGCGGCGCTTGATGCGCGCTTCAATCACATCCAGCACGCCTTGCTCGCGGTCGAACCCGCCGATCAGGATGGCGCTCGGATCGCGTTGCTTGCCGAACTTGCCAAGGCTGGGGTCGCAGGCGCCGAAGAAGATCCAGCGCGGGTTTTCCTCGGCCCAGTAGATCATCGTGCCGAAGGTCGCGTTCTGCAGGTTGACCGGATCGTTCTGATACTCCGAATCAAACGTGTCGTGGCCATCGCGCGCCCGGATGACCATCAGCCGCACCAGTGGCCGCGCGCTGGGCCAGCTCACGCTCGCGCCGGCATCCATCGCCGTCCGATGGTGCTGGTAGAAGCGCATCGCATCGTCTTCGCCCCGGTTGAGCAGACGCTCCTCGAACTGCTCCCACAGGTCCATCCGATCGGGCCAGGCGATCAACGCCTGGAATCGCCGCCGCCGCCACATCGGGTTGGCCAGCAAGCGGTTCAGCACGCTGTCGTAGTGCAGGATCGTGCCGATGACGATCACGTCCATGCGTCCGCTGGCATCGCCCAGCTGCAGCACGGTCTTCTTCAACCAGGCCTCGAGCTTGTCGCGCTGGGCCGGGTTGGCGACGTTCTCGTCGTTTTCCAAATCGTCGCCGATGGCCAGGTCCGGCCGATGTGGGCCGTGCCGGCGCCCGCGAATCTTCTTGCCGCTGCCTGCGCCCTGAATCTTGACGTTGTTGCGCGTGATGATCACGCCCTCGCGCCAGACCCGGCCCTGACCGGTGGCCTTCGGATAGTCGTTGAGCAGCCGCGGGTTGGAATCCAGCTCCGCGCGCACACTCTCCATGTGCTCGGCGGCCTGTTCGAAGGCATCCATGATCAGCATGATGTAGTGCTTGCGGCCGGTGACCACGCACCAGATCACGAAGATCAGCGCCACGATGGTGCTCTTGGCCTCGCCGCGCGGCGCGGCGATCGCCTCGTGCACGCCCTGGGGGTTGTTGACGATACCCGGCAGTTCCTCGTACAGGAATGCGTGCAGCTCGGAATCCTCGAAATCGAGGTAGTGCGGAAAGTAGGTGTGGGCAAAAAACCGGAAGTCATCGTGCGCGCGCTTGCGCCGCTCGGTGGCAGCTGCCGGGTCGGGCGCGAAGCTATCGACCGAACACTCGATCTGCCGACGCAGCTCGCTGCCGAGCTGCGCGAGCTGACGCTCGAACTCCCTGCGCGACAGATCAGCCATAGCTGGCCGCCACCTGCTTGCCGAACGGCTCCAGCACCTCGATCAATGCGTCGGCGTGCTGCGGGAACTCGGCCTGGACGAACTTGCCGAGCTTGTCGAGCACCTCCAGCGCCATCGCCAGCCGGCCGATCTCCGGCGCGCCTTTGGTCGCTGCGCGCATGGTCTTGGTGTAGGCGTCGCTCAGCCGGCTGATGGCCTCGGCTTTGGCCAGCGGGTTGACCTCGGCGTCCTTGATCTGCTCGACCGTGGTCTGGAACAGAATCGCGAAATCCTCGAGCAGCTGGGTCGTGATGTCGCCGAGCTGGCCGGTGGACATGCGCACTGCCTGGCGGGCACGGTCCCAGTCGTCGCCCTCGTCGCGCGCCTTGCGCTTCCAGGACTGGGCGGTCGAGTAACTGACGCCGACCTTCTGTGCGGCAGCCTCAAGCGGCAGGCGATCATTGACATAGGCCGCCTTGACCGCTTCCTTGATGGCTTTGCTGTAGGCCACGCATCAGACCCCAAAACGCGTGCGCAGGTATTCGGCGACCATCGTCACACCGACCGCAGACAGCAGCCCGGCGCCGGCCCCCTGCACCGCCGAGCGGGCCTCGACATGGCGCAGCCGGTCATCGATCTTGCCGACCTTCTGAACCATCTCGGTGTTCTGGACGGCCAGCGCCCTGAGCTGGCCCTCGATCCGGCCCAGGCTGCGGTGAATGTTCGGGTGCGACTCGGTCGCGCCGGCGCTGTTGTCACTCAGGCTGTGGTGCTCGTCTGTCATTGATTTCTCTCAGTTGCTTACGGTCCAGTTGACAGGCCTCAACCACGCCGAACAGCTCGGCGTTGAGCTGCAGCGAATCCCCCCAGGTGAGATCGGCCGGCACCGCCGGCACAGCCAGCGGCGCGACGCGCTCAGCCGGAACCGGAACCCACTGGCGCACCGGAATCTCGACCCGCTCGGTGCGCACGATCGGCTGCCTCGCGCAGCCAGTCGCCAGCAGCAGCAGGCACAGGCTCGCCAGCGCAGCGGTCTCCGGCCAGCGTGGCGGCCAGCCGCCCCTGCAGCGTTTCGAGCTGGCGCGCCAGCCGTTCGTTCTGCGCCGCGAGCCGCTCCCGGTCGGCGGCCAGGTCGGCGTCGATAACATTGGTCTCGCCGATGCACGCATTGAGCTCATCCTCCAGCGCCGTGATGGTGGCGAAATTCTCGGTATTGGCGTCGCGACACACCGCCGTCTCGGTCTGGGCCTGGCCCAACGCCTCGTGCGCCTGGCCGAGCCGCCACTGTTGAAAGCCGACCGCGGCCAGCAGCAGCGCCACGGCCGCACCCAGCGCGATTACGGCCTGCTGCATACCGGCTCGCCGGGCCAGCCGGCGCGGTGGTAGCGTGGCTCGAGGTCGAACAGGATGCGGCGGACGTAGCTGCGGTTCTCGTCCATCGCCCAGTCCGCCCGGCCGGAAAACAGCTCGACCTGGCCAAACCAGCGCCGCGGGTCGGCCCCGGCGCTGGCCGCCAGCCGCTGGTCGCGATTGACCCAGCCCAGCCCGCCGTTGTAGCTCGACAGCGTCGCCGCCCAGCGCGAACACTCGTCCGCGAAGTCCTGACTACGCTGGTACAGCCAATGGTTGTAATAGACGTTGGCCTCGATCGCCCAGCGCGGATCCTCCGGTACAGCCGGCGCCAAATCTCGCGGAAAGATCTCGGCCATCCATTCGGCGGTCGTCGGGATGAACTGCGCGAGCCCGCATGCGCCAGCCCAACTGCATACATCCGGCTGCCAGGCCGATTCCTGATGCAACTGTCCGGCAATGCGCGCAATCGGCGCCTCGGGTCCGAACCGGGCCTGCGCCTGGCGCGCGATCGGGCGCTGGTATTCCCAGGCGGCAGAAGGCACCTGGCTATATGCCTGCATCGGCGCCAATACTGCGAGGCCCAGCCAGATCATGAACGCCGCGATGGCGCCATAAAGCAGTACCACAGCCGACCACAACCATGCACGCGCCCGGTTCATACTGCCACCGCCACCGCGATCATTGCAGCGGCCACGATCAAGGCCTGTCCCATGCCCGCCAAGCATCGATGCATCGGCTCGGTGTACTGGCTGACATTGAGCTTGATCAGACGGCGCGAGATCACCCAGCCCAGCACCGCGCCGGAGGCCACCTGACCGATCGAGCCGAGCCACCGCGACAGATAGCCCGAGGCCGAAAAGCCGATCAGCAGCACCGCGACGACGATCAGCGCGATGGCCCATACCTCGAGGCCCCGAATCCAGCTCCATGCTCGTGTGAAAAAATTCATCTGCCCGTTCCTGTGAGAATTGATGACAAAACGCCTGAAAACGGCGGTGTCGCCATGCTCTCGGAATGGGCGGGTACGGGTCAGCGTGAAGGGGTTCACGCGCAATGCCCGGGAGGGGCTATCAGTGTGCCCCGGAATCCGTGCCGGCGCAAGCCCGGAACAGATTGCCCTGGCGGTCGGCCTCGCGCCCGGCGTTGCAGATCTCGATGACCCAGCGGCGGGTCAGCCCGAAATCACGCGCGATCTCGGCATACGAATCGCCGGCCTCGCGCCGCTCCAGGATCGCCGCATTGCGCGCCTGAATCAGGATCTTGTCGGACTTCGGCAACTCCAGCCGCTCGCCCCGATGGGCGGCACATAGCTGCTCCAGTGCGGCCGTGCCGATGACCTGCGCCAACACCCGATCAGCGCTGGCCGTCTTCGGGATCCACACCTGCCGGCCGCCACGCGCGCGCACCAGTTTCAGCGCCGCGGTGAATCCGATCTGGCGCACAAGCATGCGAAGTTGCGGCGGCAGCAACCGCACACTCACCAGCGATTCGATTGATTGGTCCTCTACCGTCACGCCTTCACCCCCTTGAGCATCTGCCGGATTTCATCCAGGTACTGCCGCGCCACTGCCGGATCGGCCCTTTTCGCCGGCAATGCCGGCGGCTGCTTGCGGCGCGGGATGGCGTCCAGCAACTGGCGTGGTGCCGGCCAGCGATCGATGCGCGTGGCCAGAATCGTAAACGCCTCCAGCAGCCGCGCCGCGTCGTCTTCGCGCCACGCGCGGTGCGAGTTCCACAGCAGATGAATCCACAAGCGCTTGGTCGCCGGCATCAGATCCAGCGCCGGCTCGCCGGGCAGCGAAAGCGCCACCAGCACTTTCAGCCCATCGGCCACCGTGCGCCGGAACCACTCCGGCGCCTCAGTCTTCATCCAGCGCCCTCAGCGCGGCCGCGCGCTTGGATTGCGGCCCGGACCGCTCCGCAGGCATGGTCACGCCGCGCGCCGTGTGCTCCTCCTGCACAGCGTCCAGCACCTTCTCGAAATACCGGTGGCTGGTCAGCGGCTGCCACTCGCCCCGGCTACGCTTGGCCTGCATCGCCGCGACGGTGCGCACGCAGGCATCGGACAACTCGTCGTCCGAAGCGCCGCACTCCCAGGCGATGGCGGTGACCTCCTGCGCCAGCCGCAACGCACGCGACCAACGCAGCGCCTGCTTGCGCGGCTTGAACAGTTGCAGGTACTGCACCAGCGCCCCAGCGGCGGCCTGGTGCGCCGCCAGCACCCCGAACAAGCCCCGCGCGTCGGCATCCTCGGCCAGCGCTTCCAGGCTCAACCGCGCGTGGCAGTTGGGGCAGATCACGTTCACGCGCCCACCGCCTCCTCCACGTGCTCATTGCGCGCCCAGGCCTTGAGCGCGTGGATGACGATCGATGCCTCACTTGCGTCCAGCCAGTCCGGTGTGTGCTTGCCGGTCAGGCGCTTGCAGAACTTGGCCAGCGACGCCTCGGACGGGTTGCGCACCACACCGGCGTGGTGCATGCTGATCCACATCGCGCGGATCTTGTCGGCCTGGGTCTTTTCGCCGGGCTTCTTCTGCCGGCTGGCCGGCGAGTAGCGGCCGCGCGGCGGGGCTGGCGCCCAGCCGAGCCGGCGCAGCGAATCGAGCACACGGTCGAGCTCATCCAGGTTGAGTTCGCGGCAGGTGTCGAGCCCGGTGGCCTCGAGCAGGATGTCGCGGTAGCGCTGCTCGTCCAGGTCCAGATCGCGCCGGGCGACGTGGATCAAGGCCAGTTTCTTCTGCCTGACACTCGTGGTCTTCATCTTTGCCTCCTCTTCCGCAGCACTGCACGGGCCGGCAACACCACGTAGGCATCCGGCGCGTTCGGTGGTCCGATCAGCCCGTCCGGGATTCGATGCAGCTGCATCTCCCCGGTGGATGGGTCCGCGCCTGCCTGGTAGATGTCCCAATCGCCGTCGTGGCCATGTAAGTAGGCGATCTGATCGCCCTCACGTAGATCCGCTGGACGGACACGCCGAGCTTGCTGGCAGCGCACGACTTCGACCTTCATGCCGCCAACACCGCGTCGCGGCGTTGGTTGGTTTCGATAGCCGGGCCGGCGGCAGCCGGTGCGGCCGGCGGATGACACCACCAGTGCACCTGCTCGGCCGTCATCAGGTCGCCGCCGGAATAGCGCCAGTCCGCGCCGTCGAGCTCGGCGACATCCACGGTGTATTCCGGATCGCCCGGCCACAGATAGGCCACCAGCACCAGCTGGCCTGGCGGCGGTTGCAGCTCGCGCGCGTCGACCCAGTGGGCCAGGCTGGCGCCGTCGCCGGCGGCGGCCTTCAGCCTGCGGTAGGCATCGAGCAGCCGCGGCGTCGTGGTCACCGGGTGCGTGGCGAACAGCCGCATGTATTCGGCCGCCTGCGCCAGCACCTCGGCATCGGTGACGCCGGTGCCATTCTTTTCGATCGGTGATTCGATTGGTGATGTCATGCCGCCTCCTGATAGTTCTCGGCCTCGCTGATCAACGCATTGACCAGCTTGTCGACTTCGGTGTCGGTGCTCTTGACCACCACCTGGTCGACATCGGCCTCGATCTGCACGCCGATGCGCTTGAGCTCCGCACCGCTGAGCTGCTGCAGGCCACCCTTGAGCGGGGTTTCCTTGACGCTGACGAGCGCGTCGAACTGATCGGGCAGGTGCTTGCGAATCAGCTTGACCACCTGCGCCGGGTCATCGAACACGATGCGACCCTTCTGCTTGGTGTAGCCGACGCGAATGCCGGCGATGACCATCGTTTTTGGTCGCTCGAACAGATGCGGCGCCAGCTCGACGGCCTGTTCCAGTTCGCTGCGGGCGTCGTTGGCTTTGGCCACGGCGTTTTTGATGCCCTGCAGGCGACGGCGCTTGACGGCCTCGATTTCCTCGTTCATCGCCTGGCAGCGCTCGGCCAGCACGTCGTAGTGCTCACGGTACTTGCGGCACAGCTTTTCGATCATGCCGAGGTCTACGGATTGAGTCTGATCGATCATGATTGCGGTTGCTCCTTGATGATTTGACGGCGCCGGCGCTGGAGCGCGGCGACGACGGTTTTCTGCAGGCCCTCGACCTGCAGCGCCTGGTCGATTTCGGCCAGGTCAAAGTTGCGGATCATGTCCAGCCGGTCACCGGCAGTCACCGCCCCGATCGGGCGGCCGCCCCACGTGCCGGTCATGAATGGGTCATGGTTATGGGTCTGCATGCGTAGCCTCCTGGTGTTGTTCGCGCTCGGCGCGCTGTTGCTCCAGCGCATCCCGCATGCGCGGTGTAGCGAGGTCGAGCCTTAGTTGTTCCACCAACTCGACCAGTGAGATTCTTTTCAGGGCGGCCTCTTGCTTGAACGCGCTCATTGCC